CCGATTGCCAATTCACCGCGCTGGGTAGCGTGACCGTAGCCGTGCTGCCACTGCGGGTAATGCTTGTTGGCGTGACAACTGACCAGCCCGGATAATCGGCGGCGGTGATCTTGGATAGCGTCGTTCCGTTGTACTGCCACGCTTCCAGCGCATTTTTCAGGAACAGGACATTTTGGCTCTGCGCCTGGCCTGCTACCTCGGCGAAGAATTGCAGCGATGGCTCAATGCTGATGATAGCCTGGCTGGAATCGACATTGACCACCGGCACCTCAACGCCGCCGCTGCCGCCGTAAGAAAGCTCGTTCAGGATCGAATATTGACCGGTGCCGATGGCGATGTATTTGCCGCCGCCCTTGGCGATGCCTTCAAGCGCTGGCGATCCTGCGTAAATCTTCTCAACCGCCCACGTCGCGCCATTGTTGGTACTCTTGTAAAGAACGTGTGTCCATGTCAGCACGTAGCCAACTGAATCATCAATGTAGGCCCAGCGGATAGCATCGCCGGACGGCACCCCGGTTGCAGCCGTCCAAGTCGTGCCGTTGGTCGAATAGGCACGGCCAGCGATGAAAATCCGCGTGCTGTTGGCGCACAGAAATTCGTAATCGCCGCCCGGCAGGCTGTTGATGCCACAAAGGCCGGCAATCGGAGAAGCCAGCGACGAGTTGTAGCTAACGATGTCGATCTGGTCGCCGTATGGCATCAGCGCCACGTAGAAGCGCCCGCCGAAATAGACCGCGTTCGATGCGGTGCTGATTTCGCTGTTCAGGTAGGTAGATGAGTCATTCGACGGACTGGCAGCCGCTGACCAAGTAACCCCGTCCGTTGTCCGCTTCAGATTGCCGCCGTCGTAATCCACCAGCGTGAAATACCCGCCCGTAAATCCAAACTGCGGAGCGTAGCTGTTGCTCAATGAGCCTGTTGCAACTGACCATGTGATGCCATCCGACGACGAGACGAAATCTCCAAGCGTGCCGAACAGCGCAAGAAATACGCCATTACCGAAGGCCACGCCTGCAAACTGCTCACCGGAAGACAGGCCGGATACGTCGATTGCAGAATGCACCGTCCATGTGTAACCGTCGGTACTCGTTGCTGGCTGGTTCGTCGTCTTGTTGATCGAGACGAACTTACCCGCACCGTAAGCCGGCGCTGCCCAGCCGCCACCGGCAGGCATGGACGGCAGACCATTGCCGCCGCTGATGATCGTGGTCACGATCAAATCGGCCAGCGTGTTGCCAATGATCGACTTCAATTCGCCGTTGTAGCAGGCCAGTAACTGCCCGACACCGGAGCCAGCCGCACCCAGCGACACAGAACCCGGACGCCGCCGAACCGCGCTGCTTTCCCCGGCGACTTCAATAATCGCATTTTTCGTCCCGGCGTCCTTCTGCAAGGTGCCATCGCGGGACATCAGATCAGAGGCAATCGGCGTGCGCATTATTGGGTATCCGAGTAGATGGAATAATGGCGCTTGGTCGCAATGCCCAAGTCAGCCAGCACGGGCCGGTAATTCACGCGCTTGATGCCGCCCTTGGCTTCGCGCGCCATCGCATCGAGGCGCGGGTTGCTCACCTGAAACTCGGGCATCAGTTCGACGGCCAGATTCAGCCGCAGCGCCCGCTCATAGCCAGGCGGCAGCGAAACGGCAGTTGCCAGCGTGGCAAAGCTCGTCAGCGGCTTCTGCGAGTCAATGAACAGCGTGTTTGCCTGACTCGGCACCGCCCACAGCCGCAAGGTCGAAGCCGGGAAGCCGGTATCGTAGTAAAGGAAGGTCGGGATATTGGTCGAGGTGCTTTTCAAGACGATGCGCTGATACATATCCCGCGTCACCACATCGACCGGGTAATCTGCGCCGTTCAGCCGCACAAACGCCTGAATGACTTCGACCGGGCGCACGGTATTGATGTCGAAAGCGCCCTCTCCGATGGTGTAATCCTTCTTCCCCGGCGTCAGTGTGATCTGATTCTGCACCACCTGAAACAGCATGAGCGATTCGTTCGCCCACGAGGCGAGCAGATCATTCAAGGCGACGAGGCAATCCGCCGCCTGTTCCGGGTCCGCTGATTCGCCCTGCCCGATGACAGACAGCGAACGCAGCGCCCGGTTGATGATGTCGTTCGCTGTTGCCATGTTTTACGCCTCGGCTTTCGGCTTGCGCCCACGGCGCGGCTTCTGTGCTTCGCCTTCGTCCGGGTCTTCGCCCACCTGCACATCCGGCTCGTCGCCATCATTCGGCAGCGGAAGTTCGGCCAGCATCTTGAAGCCAGCCACGCGGGCCTGCTCTTCGCCTTCGGCATCATCAACCACGATGGTATCGGTCAGGTCATCCCAGCCGCTTCGGTAAAGCTGCTTGGGGAATTCAGAGAATTCTTTTCTCATTTTGGCCACTCCAAGAAAAAGCCCCCACCCGAAGGCAGGGGCTTGATTGACATCAGCCGGCGATTAGTTCGACAGGATGCGAGCGGCCAGCTGGGCACGCAGCGTCTTGTAGCCGTACAAAACATCGAGTCTGCACGGGAACTTGTCATTGTTGATGTCGTAGGCACGAACCACGCGCATCGAGATGCCGTCCATCACCTCGCGGGCAGCGAAATCGACACCGCCCGGCATGATGAGGTCAGCCGTGGCGAAGGCGAAAGCCTCTTTGTGGAAGACCAGCGACGGCTTGTAGATGGCCGAAGCGCCGCCGATCTTGGCGACTGCGCCGCCGTTGGTCGGCGAGGCTGCGACGTTCTGCGCACCGCCCGAGGTGACGATGGCCGGCGAGACTTGCAGCGTACCGGCACCACCGGCATGGTCGGCAGTCACCACGAACTGCTGCAACACGCCGGTATCAGCCTTGGTTTCCGGATGCACGCGGTTACAACCGGCAAAGGTCACAACGTCGCCCTTCTTGAGGGTCGTCGCGCCGGTCGCCACCACCACGCCGCTACCGGTCTGGCCTGCGCCATTGACCGTGTAGGTCGTGGCAGCCAGCGCGGTGCCGGTCGCCTGGTTGGCTAGCAGCGTATTCTCGTAGAAGTCAAAGCCGGCGGTGCGGCCCATGATGCCTTCCTTGTACTGCTTCGAGATGGCGGTCGAGTCTTGGAAAAGACCCTTGAGCGCGTCGATCAGATCGACGTTATCTTGCGTGTTCAGCAGGCAAGTACGCTGATTGTCAGCCGGGGCCAGCGCATCCTGAAGCATCTTACGGCCTTGCAGGACGCGGTTCAGGGTGATGGCCGAGCCAACACCATTGACGGCCTGATACACGTCCAGCGCCATCGATAGCGCATCGGCTTCGATGTTGGCAGCCAGCACGGACATCGCCGGCTCAATGATGCGCTGCGAGAAGTCATCCAGCGACATCGTGAGTTCGGCAGACGAGAAGTTCAGGTCGACGCCCTTCTGGGTAGCGACTTGCAGGGTCACGCTGTTTTCGGTCGTGTCCTGCGCCGACAGCACAGCGCCCGTGCGAACGGTGTATTGGTTCGGCAGGCGGACCTTGATCGAGTCGCCGATCTTCGCGCCGGACTTGGCGAAGGAGTCGTCGTAATCGCGAACGATGTTGCCGACAAAGTTCAGTTTCTGGTGCAGTACGCGCAGGGCTTCGCGGGTGACTGCGGTCGGGGTCAGGATGGTATTGGGCATTTCAGTTTCCTCTCAGGAATTAGCGGTTTTTCAGTTGCCCTTGACGCCACTTCAACCACTCTTCGGTGCTCATCTTTTCCGGATCACTGACCGGCGTTGCACGAGTACCGACCGGCTGAATCGGCGGCGGGGCGGATGTTGCTTTACGGGGTTGCGGTCTTACGACGGTTGCCGCAATGCGCCCAATTTCGACGGCTGCGGAGAACGGATCGAGGCTTGCCAGCCGAGCGGCTTCAGCAGGGTTTTTGCCCAGGTAATACGCCACATCCGCGCCGTTCTGGCTGCGCATGATGGCTTCTGCCATCGCCTGAGTAATCGGGAGGTCGGGGTTTTCCACGACATCATCGAAGTCCTCATAGCTCTGGCGGGCCTGCTCAGTTTGCTTGGCATAACCATCGTGCAGCTTGGCCTGCTCCCGCTGCTGTTGCGTCATCCGCTCCGAGGCTTCGCGTTCTTTGAAAACCTTGTCGGCTTTCTGCGCTGCCTTGAAGTCGGCCAGCGCGTCGAGATATTCCTCGATGCTCTGGTACTGCTCCAGCTTCGGTGCCGTGCTTTGCTGCGCTTCCTGCTCAACCTGCCGGCTCTGCTGCTGCGGTGCCTGTTGCACACGCTCCAGCATTTCCAGACGGGCTTGCAGTTGGTACTTCTCCCGCGTCAGTCGGTCGATACGTTTCTGTACGCCCTTGGGAACGCGATGCTCTTCATCGTCGCCCTGCTTGGCCTGCGCCGCTGTATCAGCGTCAGTTTGCTGCTGCTGTTCCGGTGCCGCTTCCGGCTGTTGCGCGGCATGGTCAGGCGTAGTTTCGACTGCGGCCTGTTGCAGTTGTGCTTCTTCGGACATGGATCAATCTCCAAGGCTCAAACCCGATGTCAGCCCATCGGTAGGCGTAAAAAAACCGCCCGGAGGCGGTTCTTACATTTCGGAGAGCATCAGCAATATCGCCTGCTCTTCGTCCTGTTCATCAAGGATGGCTTTCATTCGCCATCGGATTTCATCATCAATCAGCCGCTGCACGGCTTCGCGGAGCAAATCGGCGTAGAAGTCACGCCACGCCAGCGCTTCGCTTTCAATCTCTGCCCGTAGCGCCTCAACTGCCTGCGCTGCATCGCGCTCAAACATCGCCGCCCGCGCCGCCAGCGTCGCCCGCCGGATGCGCGCCCGGTCGATCGTTGCGCTCACTGGGTCACCTTTTTAATCATCGTGCAGAG